CAAGTGAGCTACAGGCGCTGCTGGCATATCCGCTACTATACACACGAAGCTTATCTGGGCATACCTGCGAAAGCGTATTTGATCGCCAGAACCCGCACGTTTGCGACCATGACGGGTCTGCATTCAATGGTGCGCCACCATATCTCCACGATGGTACTATAAGGACCATGTCAGTACGGCGCGCTCGCTAGAATGAGCATTTTCTTGGCGGTTCCACCGTCACATACGTCAATCTCGCGCACGGACATGACCTTGCCAGCGGCGTCAATGAGGGTGGTAGCCAACACAATGGCAGATGCGCTAGTGCTGTTGGCAATGGTAAGCGACCCTGCTGCGCTAGTATTTCCAAGAGCGACGGTCTGGTCCCACGAGGCTGAGCTACCGTCGTGAGACAACACCCATCCAGCACCAGAAGGCGCAGCCGGAAGCGTTCCTGTAATAGCAGCAAATGACAGAGCGCCACCGGACCTCTGTAGGTACTGGCCATCGGATGAAGCTGAAATATCAGCAACTGCACCAGTAGAGTTTGCCGAGCGGCCTACAACACTGCACGCCGATCCGTCAGCCTGTTCGGACCGTGCAACCTTGGCCCATGTCAGTGATGTGCCACGCCTGCCCAGAACAGTGTCGGCATTGGCTGCTGCTATGGCGTTAATAGAACCAGCCGTGTTGGTGTCGTTGCCAACAACAGACAGCGCAGTCCCACCGGCAATCTCAATCAGACCGCCAGAATCCTTGGTCAGCAGGCCACCGTTATTGGAAATTAGAGTCACTGGCTCCCACCATGCGGAACCTGTATTCCACAACAACGCCTGTTCATCGGCAGATGGTGAAACTGCCCGCAGAGAGTTTCCCTGCAACTTAATCACAGTTGCAGCAGTTGTGGTCCCGCTTAGGTCACCGCCTAGTGTTGTCGGAGGTATGCTATTCAATACATCCTGTGCCACCTGATTTACATAGTCTATAGTAGCTAGACTGCTAAGATCCGGAAGTCCGCCTGAATCCTGAGATGTAACGGCAGTCTGGTCCTGCGTCTGACCATCACCTGGGCTACCAGCGCCAGCGCCATTCAGCGCCAGATATAACTGCTCAATGTCCCGCAGGATCATCGACTGCCCAAACTCATTGAACGGGGCGTTCGTTGAGATAGGCATTAGGTTTCCTCAGACGGCTTCGTGTTGTTGTCGCGGAACAAGGCGTCAAGGAAGCGCACGCCGTCCAGCGGGGTATCTGCAATGACCTCGGCGCGGATCACACGCTTCCAGTCGCCTGGCGTCGGGACTGGGATAAAACCGTCCGTAGCTCCAGCGTCAAAGTCAATGGAGATGATGTTCGCGGCTACCGAGACACCTTCAGGGAACTCGTCAGCGGCAAATGCCGTAGCCGGTACAGCCGTTGCGCTGAAGTCTTGATAGAAGTTGACCTGTCCGTCGCCCATGTCGTCATCGGGGCGGATCGCCATAAGAAACTTGTCGGGCCGCTTGGCGAAGTTCATTCCCTCGCCGGGGATCCAGTCGGTCATAATTCGCTGCCGGATACTGCCGACATAGACCTCCATGCCAACAGTCGGCGCGTTCGCCAGCGCAACGCCAACCGTGATCTCGCTGGCCGTCGCCACGGTTATCAGGCGTTCCTCACCAGTGGACGGGACATAGAGCGTCTGCCCAACAACGGCGGTATTCGTTCCATTGATGACCGTGGTCGTGCTTCCGCTGGTAACCGTCACTACGCCAGCGCCACCACCATCATTGGCGGCAGTTCCAACACGCCACAGGTAGTTATTGGAGTCGCCAATCATCAGGCGCTGCCGGTCAGTGTACGCCGTGTTCAGAACGCAAAACGAGATGGGCTGGCGGTACGAGTACAACGTCCATTCCTGCGTGTCCAGCGACCAGCAGAGCGCACGCTTGCAGTAGGTTGCGCCGGTCAGTGGAAAGAAGAACAGCACTTCACGGCGCTCTGGCTCATAGACGATGAACTGCGCTGCGGTAGCCGAGGCGTCCATCAGCGATTCCAGCGTGGTATCCACCCGGCGGCTGATCTTCTTGGGCTGCATGGCGTCGATCATCCACATGCCGTTACGGCCCCAGCCGACCAGCACGCCACCGTCAATCTTGATCACACACCGTGGATTGAAGCACCCAAAGTTACCGGGAATGTCGCTGACCATGGCTGCGGCAGGGTCGCTGGAGTAGATGAGTCGCCGCATGCTGCGGGTACCGAATAGGTACATATCGGTGTAGAACGATGCCAGTGCTGTTGGCGTATCGCCAGCATCCAGCGTGATAGCACGGGCGTAGTTGGTCTGATCCCACGACTCAGGGAACAGGGCGCGGCTCCACGCCAGGGTTCCAGTGGTAATGTCCCACAACCAGAGGCGCTGCCGATGCTCGCAGATGATATCGTAGGTTGCCGGTGGCTGGTCGTGGCCAAACTCACCGTCCCGACTAGCAGCTATTTGCACAATGAGGTTGGCGTCACTGATGTTGACATTGGCAGTGGATCCAGCGTTGGAGATGGTCTTGGCACGGTAGTATGTCTCAGCGCCAACAGGCGTCATCTCAATGATGATGCTGGTGACATTTGCGTCACCACTGGCAGTGTAGGTAACATCAATGGTCTGCCCAGCCGTGGTGGTCACGGAGACAACATCGCTGGGATTGCTATAGCGGTTACGAACGCTGTCGTAGTAGCGGTAGCGGATCAGGTGCAGGCCGGTGCCTACGCTGCCAGATCCAGTGCCGGTGGCAGTTGGGGCAACGGTCGGCGCAACGATGCCGATAGCGCGTGCCGTAGAGATTCCGCTGTCAATAGCCTTGGTTTCCGTGCCGTTCGTGTAGTACAGACGCCCGCTCATTGACGCAAAGGTGGCACGCTGCGTGGCTGTCAGTCCAGTCGCCAGAGATGTTACCGTCCCCGTGGTCTGGTGCGCCGACTTGATTGCCCCAGCCGCCGTAGCGATGACGGCATACGCACCCATCTCAGCGGCAGACCAACCGATGGCAGCCAAGTCGATCTTTGCGCCAAAGCCCAAGCGACGGCGGCATTCACCACGGATGTATAGAGAACAGTTCTCGATAGCTTCCCAGCCATCACCTACATCCGTCTCGTCATCCCGATAGCCATTCCAGGCCATATCAGGTCACCCGCTTCCAGCGCGGCGAGTCACGACCAATGGACAGATTCATGCCAACAGCCGGAACATCCGTAGCCGACTTGTCCTGTACGGCCAAGCGCGACAGGGCTTCCTTGTACGCCTGCATTGTCGTGCCAGCGTCTCCAGCCATCGACTTGCCAACCTGCCGCGCCAACTGGTAGTCCATCGCACGCTTCAGGACTTCCAGATGCACCGGATCCCAGTCGGCAATATCAGTGTCATTGACCAACCGCGCCGGGCGGGCAAAGTAGGTGTAGTTCAGCATCTCGTCGCTCTGCGGGTACGGCCAGCAGATGAATGAGCCATTGGCCACGCAGAACACATCGGCAAACCGCTGCGAGTAGACCGCTGCGTTCTCGGCCTCCATGACATCAGCCAGCGAGCCAGGCGTAGCGCCCCAGCCCCAACGCTGCCCCGGCAGGTTCTTGTGGAAGCGCCAGAGATCGTCGGGGAGATCGTACTCGTTCTGGTACAGGATGTAACTAGCCGCGCTGATGGTCGTGGCACCCCAGACATCAGCCATGGCCAGCGTGTCGTCATCGGTGCGCGTGTAGACATCAACGATCTGGTTCTGGACGAACAGCTTGCCGCTCGCAGCCCACGAAGGCCATGTGCCGCCCACCAGTTCCACGCTGGCGCTGCCATTGGTGATCGTGATGGTGCCAGTGGAGTACGGACCATGCAGGCTCAGCATCGCCCGGCGTAGCAAGTGCGGCCATAGACGCTCACTGGACACCATATCCAGCGCATCATTGGCCACACTCTTGATGATCGTGTCGGCCTTGCTGCCAACTGAATCAACAAACTGGCGACGGATGTAAGCCCACAACTGGGCGGCAGACATGGGGTTGGTGGTGCTGCCAGCGGTAAGGGCTATATCAGCGCCGGGGCCGGTGACAGTCCCACCACTGACCGTGATCGTGGCCGAGGACTGCGTATATCCGTTCTTCTGTGCGCGGACAGTGAAGGTGCCGTCTGACAGGTAGACTGGTCCCCATAGGCCACTGGCGTCAGTAGTTGTCTGCGTGATGAAGGTCGATCCGAGCGTGATGTAGACCGTGGCGCTAGCGATTGGAGCCGCACCATCCGTCACACGGCCATCAGACGCCGTAGCAGTGAAGCTTGACGGGGTGCTGCCCGCAGCGCCAGTGTCGTTGACAATGTAGATCTGCTCAAATGTATCGAGCGGGGATGCCGTCCGCACGCATTGCAGGGTATAGGTGCCGTTTACGGCCACGAATGCGCTGGATGCAACCTCCACCTCGTACTCGCCGGGATTGTTGACGGCATCAACCTCAGTCACCGTGATGCCCGTCACCGACTGGTTACCTGTTCCATCCTTAGACAACCGCTTGGTAAAGCTGGCGTTACTAAGCCCAGTGACGAACGCCCCAGCGCCATCCTGCACAATGAACGCATCACGAAGCGTAGTGGACTTGCGATGGTAGACTATGCTGGACATATGGGTGACTCAATAGTATCGCTCAGCGTGGGATCGCAAGCGATAGCGCGGCGGATACAGGCTGACGCCATGGGTTCATGGACGCACAACCCGAAGACCAGCAGGCTCTTTGGATCCAGCAGATTCACAGACGGCTCAAAGCCAAACTTGCGGAAGCGATGTCCCATGCACCGGAGCGCGTAGCAATGGGCAAGACGCTTGGCTGGCGTCCAATCAGGCCATAGGCGCTGCTCAAGATCCATGGTCTGCCCAATACTGCAAGGAACGGAAGCTATTCAGGATGGCGTCCCTGAGCATGGTGAACGCCTGCGGCTCGGTCAGCGGCAGGGTGCGCCGGAGGATGCTGATGGACAGGTAGACCGTTTGGAGCAGCACCTGACCCAGATTGGCGTCATCTGGGGCGAACAAAGCGCCAACGACCAGCCCATTGGCGTCCGTGGCCTTCTCTGCCCGTTCTACGGCCTGTCGGATAATCTGGCCCATCTGCCCTATGCGTGTGCCGTTCGTGGCTGTACGGTCAACTGGACGCGGCTGGAGGCAGGGCTTGTCGCCTAGCCTAGGGGAAAGCGGCTTGGACTCTGCCCCAGCGATGATGGCACCACCAGGCGCACACTGGACGATGCTGTGATGCTCGGTCATGCCCTCCAATTCATGGAGCGCCTGCCGGTAGACCCGGTTTGACGCCCGCTCCACGCCATCGGCACACATGACAGAACCTGATTGGTTCTCCTCCGCGAATGCAAATCCTGCATAATGCCCTTGGGCGAGGTCGTGGCCGACCAGCCAGCAGGTGCCGGTAGCCATACGGGCGGCAACCCACGCCGACAGGGTGCCAGAGGTCGTAGAGACAGGGATGTCCTCACGGCTGATGCCCAGCCATCGACTCACCTTGCCCACATCACCGACCAAATAGTGCCGACTGCACATTTCTGGTGCATGCGGGACCATCGGAAGGCCAGCATATACCACGCTGGATGGCAGCGGCAGCGGGATCTTGTCGGGGTCTGGCAAGCGTTCCTTGGGGCAGATGACATGCGGTGTGATACCACAGGCAATTAGCCGTGGGATTGCTGAATGTGCCGCCACAATCATCACCCGATCCTGTGCTTCACGCAAGAATGGGATATATTGGTCCAGACTTGGGCCAGAACCGACCGATATGCTATCGCCATGGTAGATTCCCACGGGCAGCGGGTCGGCATTCAGGAGCCAAGCGTTGCGTTTTATGACATCCAGACCAATCACAGTGTCCAGAATATCATCACCGAACATCAAGAAATACGACTCATGCAGTTCCAGCGTCGGATCTTCTAGCCTGTTAAGTATGGTGGCAACCGGCGTAGAACTGTGC